ATGCAGGCTTGGATCCTGATTCGTAACTTTGCCAAAGCCGGACTTTAGCAGTAAACTATTAAAAACGATTAGAGGCGCAACATGCAGCAAATCACATTACACACCGAAGCGGCATTGATGTTGCCGAAGATTGAAGAAACTCGCATTGCTTTAGCGGGTGAGTTTTTCGTTAAGCAGGCTCAGTATGATTTATTGCCGCATCCTAGCGATGGAGACAAAACGACAGTTGATGCTAAGAATCGTTATGCGATTTACATTGCAAACGCTGAGTATAAAAACTATGGCGGACAAACGTTAGCAAGCCTGCTTGGCCGGATGAAGATCAAAGAAGCGGATATTCAAATTCCTGAGCGCCTGAGCTACTTGTTAGACTCTGCCGACAACGACGGCACATCACTCACCGGAATGATTGAGCAAACCGCATCAGAGCTAATGCCGATCAAGTGGCAAGTGCTTGTATCTGACTATCTTGGCTTGTCAGAAGTAGATTTGACTGACGTGTCAATCGAAGACGTTAAACGCGCCAATCCTCGCGCCACAATCAAAGCATACAACCGCGATAAAGTGGTTAACTGGCACTTTAGCCGCATCAATGGCGCGATGCAGTTGACTTATATCATGCTGCGCGAAGATGGCACAGAGTTTGACCCGTACACAGCAAAACACACTGTCATCGAGTCATACTTGATTTTGGCGCTTGATGAAGAAGGCAATTACTACCAGCAGAAGATTGTTAAGCGATTAGCAGGACTAGAAGAAGGCGAGCGTAGCTATATGACTGTTAACGGCTCAGCGTTAACGTGGCTACCGGTAACATTCGCATCTGACGAAGAAATCAAATCGGGCGCATTACCAAAACAGATGGGATTTATCAGCCCGATTTGCGACTTGGCATTAGCTCGCTACCGCATGAGCGCTGAGTACAAAGAAACTATTCGCAACTTACCGCCAACGACTTACGTTTTTGGTGCGCGGTCAAACTTCATCGAACAATTCGAAGCTGCAAACGGGCGCAGCTACATCGAGACAGGCTCAGGCAGTCGCAACACGTTACCGGAAGGCTGCACGGTTGAAGTGATTGGTTGTGAAACTTCAGTTCAACCATACGAAAGCTACTTTGAGCGCAACACGCAAGAAGCTAGGCAGATGGGCGCAGTGCTTCAGGGTGATGTGAAAGCCGCAACAGCTACAGAGGCAGAGATTTCAGCAGCAGAGAATAACGCTCGCTTAGTTGCATTGGCTCAAGGCTTAGAGTCTGCATATCAGAAAGCTATTTTATACTGCGGCATGTTTGAGGGGTTGTGGTCAGCAGAAGCCATTGAGCAGAATGCAGAACAAGTGGTAATCAGTCTGCCTCGCACATTTGCCAAGTCTAAGTTATCGGTTGAAGAAGTGCGCGTGATTATGGAATTGGTGCTTGCAGGGCTGAAGCCGCGAGAGCTAGCAATTCGCGAACTAGCTGAAGGCGGTTGGTCAATGGATGATGCCGAATCGGTGCTTGATGCCATCGATAGTGGCGATAATTTGACGGTTTAGCTATACGGGTTTATCATACTAACAGCGATGCGGTGCATCATAACTAAAGGCGGTGCCTATAATGTTTGTTGAATCATTAGAAAAAGTGCCTGAAGATTGGCGCGATCAGTTTGTAGAAGTAGAAATTGACGGCAAGAAAGGCTATCAAGACAAAGACAGCCTAGCGCTAAAACAACTAGCGTTTAACGTCAAAGAAGAAAACAAGACGGTCAAAAGCCGTTTATCAGAATTCGAGAAACAGCAAGCAGAAAAGCTGGCTGAAGCAGAGCGCAAGGCACTTGAAAAGCTCAAGGCAGAAGGTAAGACGGATGAGATTATTGCCGACCTTGAGCGCCGACATGGTGAGACAGCGAAGCAAGCGCAAGAGCGCATTGACCGCCTCATGGGTAGCATCAAGACCGAAAAGCGCTATGCACTTGTAGCAGATTTAGCAAGCGAGCTAGCAACAGATTCAGGCAGTAAAGCATTTAAGCGCCTAGTTGCAGATCGTATCGACATTGACCCAGAAACTGGCAAAGTAACGTTTTTAAATGATGATGGCGGTGCCTCATCGTTAGATTTAGCAGGGTTCAAAGCGGAGTTATTGAAAGATGATAGCTTTGCGCCACTGCTTAAAGCAGGTGTTGTTACCAAAGGCGGCGGCAATGCTCAAGGCTCAACAGGTGCAGGCGGTGCTTCTTCTGTTGGCAATTTAGGCGGCTCACGTTCTGAACGAGAAGCAGCTTTAGCTAAAAAGTTTAAATTACCAATCAACTAACGGAGAGTACCATCATGGCATTATCACAAATGCAGGTGTTTAACGAATACATCATGCCAGCGACAATTGAAACGCTTGGCCAGATGATCGACAAATTCAACGCGGCTTCTAATGGCGCAATTCGCTTAACTACAACTGGTTTCACTGGTGACTTCCTGCAAGAGTCGTTTTTTGCTGGCATTCACGCTGCACAACGTCGCGTTGATCGCTACGCAGCCAACGGCACTCCATCAGTTACAGACTTGTCACAACTGAAGCACAGTACCGTTAAAGTCGCTGGCGGTTTTGGCCCAATCCGCTTTGAACCATCACAGATGACTTGGTTAACCATGCCAACTGCACGCGGTATCGAAGTGGCAAGCCGTAACTTCGCAGAAGCATTGCTTGCTGACCAGTTAAACAGTGCTATCTTAGCATTACGCGCTGCAATCGCAGGCCAAGCTTCTGCAACTAACGACGTGTCTGCAACTGCTGGTATCAACTATACAAGCATGAACGGCGCACACGCTAAGTTTGGCGACCGCTCAGGCGACTTAGTTGCAACTGTTGTTTCTGGTGCTGTCTATCACAAGTTGATCGGCGACAACTTAACCAACACTCCGCAACTGTTCCAGGCTCAAAACGTTCGCGTTGTTGACATCCTTGGCAAAGCGATGATTGTTACCGATGCTCCGGCATTACGTGTTGCGGGCACTCCGAACAAAGTTTACGCGCTGTCTTTGGTTGACTCTGCCGCGACTGTTCACGACGCAGGCGACGTTATCAGCAACATCCAAACCAACAACGGCAAAGACCGCATTGAAACCACGCTCCAAGTAGACTACAGTTTTGGTTTAGGCCTTAAGGGCTATACTTGGGATGAGGCCAATGGTGGTAAATCTCCGACTGATGCTGAAATCGGCAGTGCCGCGAATTGGGACAAGGTTGCCACAGACATCAAAATGACCGCAGGCGTGGTGACTATTGGCGATGAAGCTAAGGCTTAATCGTTAAAAAATAAAGAAAGGGGCTTAAACGCCCCTTTTTTCTCTGTACGCTTTGTAAGCTGCAAACGCTTCATCTTCACTATCAAAACTACCGAGGTGGTTATACTTTCCGCCTTCTGTTATCACGGCTCTATATTTCACGCCACCTTTAGTTTGATACTTTGAAACGCCAAGCATCAAGCTAGTCCTTGATTGGTGCTGATTCTTGTTGTTCATTGCCTTTGTCGTATTTCTCAGATTGACAATTCTATTGTCTAACTTGTCGCCATTAATATGATCAATGCAATCAGGCATTTCACCATAAACAAAAAGCCAAGCAAGACGGTGGCAATATTCCTTCTTCCCCATAAAACTTAGAGAGCGATAACCTAGCTTTGTAACAACGCCAGCCTCATCGCCAACCTTGATCCTGTTGCTAGTTCTTATCTTCCATTGGAAAACTCCAGTATCTTGGTTATAATCTAAATACTTTTTAACTTCTTCAATATTCATAATAGCCTCCACTTAATGAATATTGAAAGTATAACATAAGGTGGTTAGTTATGGAAATCGTTTATCTACCGATGCCAATTAGCGCTGAAGAAAAGCGCGATTGGAACAAAAAAGGCTTCAAGGTTGTCGATGAGTTTTACAAACCAGTCGAAGAACCAAAGCCTGAAGTTGAAAAGACAAAAGGCAAAAAATAAAATCAGGCGGCTTCGGTCGCCTTTTTATTGCCTATTTCAAAGCGTTGCGCTAATCTATTGAAATTACCTCGAGGCTTGGCAACAATGGCCGATGCAGAGTTACAGACTAGATTGGCCTTCCTCCAATCGCATTAGCTTCTCTGTTGAAATTGTTGCAGGCAGGTTCTTTCCGCCCACATGCGCGGTTTCTACCTTTCCGTCGTAGCTGCTCGATGCCGAAGCCGCAGCAAACAAACCAGCCTTGTGCTGGTTTTGTTTTTTGGGCTATACTAATTTCGCCGGAGCTTCTCACGGATGAGTCACGGCGATAACTTAACTTATTAAGGGGTAAGCAATGCCAAAGCAAGGTACGCCAGTGAAAGACAAGCCAGTTAACTCAAATGGCAAGAAGCCAGCTAAAAAATGAGTAACGAAGCAGCTTTAATTGTCATTGCGGCAATATGGCTTTTTAGTGGCAGAGGGTTAAACCTCTGCTTTCTAATTATCGCCTATTACTTAACCTTCTTGATCGCAACTCCGTACAATATTGCTAGCCTTGTGCAAGCTGACGCAGAAACAACATACGGCACTTATGCCATCCAATGCAGCATTGACAGCTTAATGCTTGTTTCTATCATGTATTTATCAACTTTCCATCACAATTTCACAAGGATTTATTTCGCTTATGGCGCTATCATTGGGACTAGCTTGTTGTTAAACGGCGCTATGCTGTTAGACCAATTAGCAAATTTATCAATGATTTATAAAGCGCACGCTATACGTCAAGAGTTCTCGATACCTTTGGACGTGCTGTTTGCGGTGCTAGGGAGTGCAGCCGTTGAACGAACACATACTAATAGTCGTTTGCGTACTGGTAACAGTTCAAACTATAATCGCTTTAATAGTGATTCTAAATTTATGTAAGGCCATGAAACATGAGCGACGAACTGATAAACCTACGGCAGAAAGTAGACCAACACGAGCGCGAGATTATCGCGATTCAAACCTCGACGCGTGAAATGATAGACGGTCAAAAGTCGTCTACAAAAGCAATTCAAGAGTTAGTTGCAACTCTTGAGCGATACATGGTTAAGCATGATCATGTTGCTGCTCAATCAACCGAGCTAACAAAAGACGTCAGAGCTTTACGCGAGCAAGCCGCAGCAAATCAGCCAATGATTGACAGCATCAGAAACTTCGGCGGAAAGATTAGCTGGCTGCTGGTTTCAACTTTACTAAGTCCGGCAGCTATTGCAGCTTTGTTTGCCTTTGGGGGGAAGTAATGGCTACACTCGGCACGAATTCATACACCACAGCGGCTTTATACGAAGCCTACGCAGCAGAGCGTGGCATTGTTGTTAGTAACGCAACACTTGACCAGGATTTGATTTTATCTGCTGACTTCATCGATACTTATTACACTTTCAAAGGTCAAGAGCTAGATGCAGCGCAGGCAATGAGTTTGCCGACTGATATTGTTGCGATTGCTGACATTAACAAGGCAGCATTAAAAGCTGTTGAGTTACAGCAGGCTGGCAGATTGTCGCTTGATGCAGCTGTTTTGGCTGGCGGATTGGTTGCGGCAGAATCGAAGTCACTTGATGGTGTTGGCTCAAAGTCAGTTAGCTACGAATCCGGCTCGCAAGTGACATATAAACCAAGGACACCCGAGCTTGATAGATTGCTGATGCCTTTCACTAAAGGCGGTTCAGGGCTGCAAAGGGGCTGATATGGCTACCACAAAGCAAGAATTCAAAGATTTAGCAGGCGATCTAATTAATGATGAGTTTGCCGACTTCAGGCAGGCTTTAGTCATTACAAGTGGTGGCACTTATAATCCAGTTACTGAGTCGGTCACGGGCGCAACGCAGCGCACCTATCAGGCTATTAAATTCTCAGTTGATATGATTGACTGGCAAGGCACTGACGCTCAGCAGAGCGACACTGGCGCTGTTTATACTCGCGTTGATACATTCGTGCCAAGCGTTGGCGATTACTGCACATTGGGCGGCGTAGCTATGTCAATCATTGCGATTAAGCTAGATGCTGCTGATGCTGCAGTTAGACTTGTATTAAGGGTGCGCTAATGACTGCATACGCTGAAGGCTTTTCAATCAGAGTAGAGCTAACAGAGTTTGCATCTGAAGAAATTCGCAAGCTCGGTATGTTGGCAGATCAAGCCATTGTTGCGGCTACTCCATTCAAGGATGGCCAAGCAAAGGCGAACTGGCTGATGAGCATCAACGAGCCTGAAACACGCATCAATGAAAATACATCAACTTTCAACGCTTCCGGCAGCTACTCAATTGATCTAGCTCGCACAGTAACGGAAAGCTATCCTTCAGATTCTTTGCCTGTTTTATGGATAGTTAATAACTTGCCGTATATTCAGCGACTCAATGAAGGCTGGTCTGCTCAAGCTGGCAGCAAATACGTAGAAACAGCAATTGCACAGGCGGTAAGCTATGGCGGATAAAAGATTTTCCGAAGCGGTAAAAAGTATTACTGCACAGATTGCAGGCGCTCCGCCTTCAGGTGTTTCAATTTATTATCCGAACCAATCAGGATGGCAACAGCCGGCCAATGCACCTTGGGCGCGGATTAATGTTATCAATACCGCATCGAATAACGTAGCTGTGGGCGGGGGTGCTGCTTGGGTGCGTAGAAATGGCTTGCTAGTGGTTGACGTATTCACGCCAAAAGGCTCAGGCGTTAACAATAACCTGTCGCTGTGCGAGTCATTCATTGCATTGCTAGAAAATACCGAGTTTGGCAATGTAAAGACATTCGAGGCCAATACTGCTAAAATTGAAGATGATCCATGGCTGGGTTATCAAGTAACTATTAATTTTTATTGTGAGGGGTTCTAAACATGCCAACAACTGTAGCTGACCGTCAAATTGTTGGCGGTGATTGGAAATTCTACCTAAGCGAGCAAACCGCTAAGGGCGCAATT